TTAGGGTTGTTAGCCACCGCTTGCAAGAACGATTCATGCAAGCGGTGGCTAACAACCCTAAGTTTGCAAAAAAGGCGGGTGTTCCGCAAAGTGTGGGTAAAGAGTTCACTAAATCAGGAGGCGGTATGGCTACAAAAATGAATCCCGGCATGATGGCAATGATGAAGAAAAAAGCCCCAGCTAAGAAAATGGCAAAGGGTGGCTATGCTGATGGCGGTATGCCAATGGTTATGAAAGACGGTCAAAAAGTACCAGCATTTGCAGCAGACGGCAAAGGCAAGATGGCTAAAGGCGGTATGGCTATGAAGAAAATGGCTGGTGGCGGTCTAGCTGCTGGTCACAAAGCCGCTGATGGTGTTGCTACTAAGGGTAAAACCAAAGGCATGATGCCTAAGATGGTTGGCGCTAAAGGTATGAAAAAGGGCGGGTACTGCTAATGTTAGCCTCGCGTGGTATGGGCGATATTAACCCTTCTAAGATGCCCAAAGCGAAGAAGAAAGCGCGACGGGACGATACCGACTTTAGTCAATATAAAGAAGGTGGGAAGGTTAATGCTGCTGGCAATTACACGAAACCCAGTTTACGTAAGAAGATTGTGTCTCAAGTAAAAGCCGCAGCAACTCACGGTACAGGCGCAGGTCAGTGGTCAGCACGTAAAGCTCAGCTTGTTGCTAAGAAGTACAAGGCAGCAGGTGGAGGATATAAAGATTGAAAGCGCCGCAACAATCGCTTAAAGCTTGGGGTGACCAGAAATGGCGGACTAAGTCCGGTAAGCCCTCAAGTAAAACCGGTGAGCGGTATTTGCCGGAGAAAGCAATAAAGGCTTTAAGTCCTGCTGAATATGCAGCTACTACAAAAGCAAAGCGGGCAGGGAAAGCAGCAGGAAAGCAGTTTGTTAAACAGCCGAAAGGCATTGCGAAGAAAACAGCTGGATTTAGATAATTGCGAGGAAATGATGGGATTAAAAATAGGCGATGTAAGTCCAGTAGGAGCCGCCATAACCGGCGAGGGTTTTGCTTCAAACTTCGGATTGTTGCCCGCCATGCACGCCCGCGATAAAAAGAAAGAAAAAGAAGCGGAAGAAGAAGAACGTAAAAAACAAAGCGGAATGAAAAAAGGTGGCAAAGTGAATAAATATGCTAAAGGTGGCGACGTTACATTCCTAACTAAAGACCGTCAGGAAAAAGCTGATAACTCAATGAAAGCGCAACGTATGCGCGAGCGTGACAGCATTGCTAAAGGCAGAATTCGTGATATAGAGTCGTCAAAACCCGGCGCTCCTTATTACCGTGCTGATTCATCTGATACCCCTGACGAAGCTGTTGTTCGCGCCAAAGGACAAGGTAAGTATATGGCTGGTGAAGTAGGTCCACTTGCTTCAAAACAAGATGAAGGCGTTTTAGCTCCTGCCGCTAGGACTTTAAAGAATGTTATGGGTGGTAAACGTGGCGAAGAAGCTACTAAAGATACCGATGGTGATCCATACTATAAGCGTCGTACCAGAGAAGAAGGTGATAAAGCAGTATCTAGCTATCGCGGCGCAAAAGAGAATCAAAAAGAATACGGCATGAAAAAAGGCGGCAAAGTTTCTTCTGCTTCAGCTCGTGGTGACGGATGCGCTCAACGTGGTAAGACTAAAGGTCGGATGGTGTAATGGCTGGTCAAGGTATAGCCCCATACGGCTTTCGCCATGCTGAGAGAGTGAGTGATCCTATCGAAGCAAAAGGTAAAGGCTACTTTGGTAAGCTACCAGCAAAAGGTGGTAGAACATCTACAGAAATATCTGCTAGTGATAGTGAAGGAAGTAGTTATCCATTACTCGTACCGGGGATAACTAAAGCAGAGATGAAGAGATTGTTGAGTGATAAAAAGCCAACAGATGCAATGTATGAAAAAGCTGAGAAACATGCAGCAAAGCGTAAAGCAGAAGGTAAAAGTCCTTTTGCAGATAGTTCAGAATTACGGTACCCAGTACCAGAAATGAAAAAAGGCGGCGCAGTAAAATCAGCGTCGGCTCGTGGAGATGGATGCGCTTGTCGCGGTAAGACTAAAGGACGGATGGTTTAATGGCATTTACTACAGCTACAACAGCGTTTAACCCAGACCTCAACGAGATATTCGAAGAGGCGTTCGAGCGTTGTGGCTTGGAGTTGCGTACGGGCTATGACTTTAGAACTGCGCGTCGTAGTATGAACTTCTTGACGGCTGATTGGGCTAACAAGGGGATTAACTTATGGACTATCGAAGAAGGTTCGATAAACATGGTACAGGGGCAGACTACTTATGATCTACCTATTGACACCGTTGATTTGGTTGAGCATGTTATCCGTACTTTTTCCGGACAGGGTCCTAACCAGACTGACCTCAACATCACACGGATTAGTGTCTCTACCTACTCAACCATCCCCAACAAAGAAGCGCAAGGTCGTCCGATCCAAGTCTGGATTAATAGACAGTCGGGACAAAAGGTTGGCTCCAACGCGGCAACGGCAAAAAACCCGCAGATCAACGTCTGGCCTGCTCCAGACCAAGGCACACAAGCGCAACCGTTCTACGTCTTCTATTATTGGAGAATGAAACGTATATACGACGCTGGTACAGGCACGAACGTAATTGATATTCCATTCCGTTTCTTGAATTGTTTGACTGCTGGTTTGGCATATATGATTGCAGTAAAGAAACCTGAGATTGATCCTAACCGTGTTATGGCTTTAAAAGCTATGTATGACGAGGCTTGGGAATGGGCGTCAACTGAAGACCGCGAGAAAGCGGCTGATCGACTTGTTCCTCGTGAGATGTTCCTCTAATCATGGGTAATAGGTTTGCAAGCGGTAAGAACTCAATCGCCGAGTGTGATCGGTGTGGGTTTAGGTACAAGTTAAAAGAGTTAAAGAAGCTCACGATTAAGACTAAGCAGGTACAGATTAAAGTATGTAAAAACTGTTGGGAGCCTGACCAGCCGCAGTTACAATTAGGTATGTATCCGGTTGACGACCCACAAGCAGTACGGGAACCACGTCCAGATAACAGCTACTATCAGTCAGGCTATACAGGATTGCAGTTAACTACTAATACTGACTTTGGTGATCCGGGTGGTGGTAGTAGGGTGTTTCAGTGGGGCTGGTGGCCTGTTGGCGGAGCAAGTGCTAACGATGCGGGTTTAACACCTAATAACTTAGCAGTACAATGCTTAGTAGGAACAGTAACAATTTCTTAGGAGTAGGACATGAAACACGACGATATGGCAAAAGACAAACCAATGATCAAAAAGATCGCGAGTCAAGAAGTTAAAAAGCACGAAAAGAAAATGCACCACATGAAAAAAGGTGGCGTAACTTCTATGGACATGAAAAAAGTTGGTCGTAACATGGCGCGTGCTAATAACCAACGGAGTCGCTAATGGCTAAGTTTTCACAAAAGGTAATGGGCAAAGAAGTCGGTAATGCCGCTGTCTACGCGGAGCCACACACAATGAGCGGAGGTAAAGTGAATACTAAAGAATGTATTAGCATAGCTAAAGACCCTAACACGCAATCTGCGCGTGAAGTTAAACCCGGCAAACCTGCTATGCGCGTAAGCGCTGGTGATCCTAATGCTGATGATGTAAAAACTACAGGCATTAAAGTCCGTGGTACGGGCGCAGCTACTAAAGGTTTGATGGCACGAGGCCCAATGGCATGACGTATACCGAACTGTTCACTGCTGTTAAAGACTATCTGCAAAACGACTTCCCCACAAATACGTGGACGAACGTAGCAGGTACAGGCACGATTACGTCTGACGGCACTGACCAGATCAACTTGTTTATTACACAGGCTGAAGAGCGCATCTACAATAGCGTTCAGATTCCACCGCTGCGCAAAAACGTCACAGGCGTGACTTCAGCAAACAACAAGTATTTATCATGCCCAAATGATTTTTTATCGACCTTCTCAATGGCAGTGATTGAAAATGCTGGAACCGCTAACGAGAATTACGAGTACTTGTTGAACAAAGATGTGAACTTTATTCGCGCAGCGTACCCAAATTCAACGTCTACCGGACTGCCACAGTATTACGCTTTGTTTGGTCCAACAGTCATATCTAGTACTATTACAGACGAGTTAAGTTTTATCCTTGGTCCAACTCCAGATGCTGTTTATAACATCGAACTTCACTACTATTACTACCCTGAGTCAATCACGGTGGCGGCTGATGGGCGTACATGGCTGGGTGATAATTACTCGCCGGTACTACTGTATGGCACTATGGTTGAAGCCTATGTATTCTTGAAGGGAGAGACCGACATGATGATGGCTTACAAAAATAAGTACGACGAAGCTCTAGCTCAGTTGAACCGTTTAGGAACTGGTCTCGAACGTGGTGATGCGTACCGTGATGGTCAGGCTAAAATT